CACCTTTTAATGTTGGCATAAAAGATCCACCACCTTTTGTTAAACCTAATTTTGTAAGTAATCCTTCTTTATAAGGAACAAAAGCTTCTCCTACTCTTGAACCTGCTTGACCCAATAATTTTCCTTTTAGTCCACTAAAAAAACTAGATCCCGTACCCGCTTGATACTTACCTAAAGCACCCGCTCCTAAACTTCCTAAACCATAAAGCAATGCTGCTTTACCAAATGGAGACTTAGCAACTTTCTTAACTGCACGTGTTGCTTTCTTAACTAACTTACCTAAGAAATACATCTGTCTTCCTGATTCAAGGTCCATGATCCCACCTTGATACTCCGGCATACCACCGTCCATGTATCCTGCTCTAGCTATTCCACCATCTGCAAGACCTGTGAAATCAAATTCAGAGCCCATGAATCTTGCACCCAGTCCTGTGTAATCTCTAGGGTTTACTGTATCGTCATCATCATCAGTGTCATCTTTTTTTACAACAATTGGTGGTACGTAGTTATCTCCTCCTCCACCAGTATTATCGTTTGTATTAAATCTATTTGAATAATCTGTATAATCAGTGCTTAAATCATAAGTTTTGCCAGTAGGATCTTTTGGATCAATATTAACTTTTCTTCCACCTTCTAAAATTGCTTTTGCTTGAGGTTCACCTAAATCTTTAAATTTAGGACCTATACCCATTTTAATATCTACTGGACCAATATTAGTAGCATATCCCATAGTTCCAAGATCTTGC